AACATCAAATAATTTTGAAAGTTCAAGAAGTAAATCAATGCTAGGCTCTCCATGATTATTTTCCCATTTACTAACTGCTTTATCAGTTATATTCAGTCTTTCTGCTAATTCAAGCTGGGTTAAATCCTTACTTTTTCTTAACTCCTTTATTCTGTCTCCAGTTTTCACATTTTTTCCTCGCTTTCTTAGATATATTATCTCACCAATTAAAAATTAATACAACCTACTCTACGTAAAGTTAAGTTTTGTGAAAAGCGATTATTTAGTATCTGAGGTCTACGTATCGTAGAGTCATAAATTAAATCAATTGCAAGAAATGCAAATTTTTACATTAATAAATTTTATCTCACTTCATTAAAAGCATTTTTTCAACCGTCTTCATAATTAAACTTGGAATGACTGTCTTCACACCAAAATGCTCTAACATCATCTTATGTGCAAATGCTATTGCATCAATTTCTATTTCTTGTTTTAAGTATGTTAGGTCGTCAGCTTCATTGTTTTTCCCAGATGGCATAACGTAGTTATTCGTTTCATATTCCCATATATCAAGTATTTCTTTAGCTTCTCTACTTCTAGTTCTAATACAGTAACCTTGATATGCGTGTCGCATTTCATGGAATGCGGTTATGATAACTTCTATCCACTCACTTCTTAAAATCCAATCTTCGTTAAATATGATCTCGTTTTCTTTAAACCTATACATGCCCGTTATCTCTTTATTTGGAAGCTTGTCTTGTTCTATGATATAGAGTTCAGGTGCTGGAAAGTTTAGTATTTTTGCTACAATCTTAATGCCCGCTATGGCTACTTCTAAGTTGTTCATTCATACCCTCCCAAATTGTGTTTGATTGCTTTAAGTATAGCATATTTTATTGTTTATTAAAATACCAAAAAGCCACACAACTTATTATCGTCATGTGGCCTCAGTAGTTTTCTATTTTGTGATTTCATTTCCGTTATTAAACTTAAACGTGATACTTGAATCCCTGTAAACTATTGCGCTATCAACTAATAACATCCAAATACTATCGTTCCAATCATCAAGTTGGTCTTCTGAATTGGATAAGTTTTTAATATATGCTTTCATCTGATGTGCCTGAACAAGCTTGTCATCTCGTTGTTTAAGTAGATCTTCTCGTTTGGCTTTTAGTTTTTCATAGCGACTGAATAACTCATCATATCTTTTATTGTAATCATCTATGCTAAGATTTGTTTTTGAGTTTTCCCTTACTAATTTGTTCACCAGCTCTGAAGTAATGACGAGTTCATCATCGATCTTTAAAATGTCATCGTCTAGTGTAGCTGTATTTGTTAATAGTTCAATGATCTCTTTTGTATCTTTAATAATCCTATTTTTATCTTTCATCGTCACATTATATGCTTTGATAAACTTTTGCTTGATATCTTCTTCTGTAAGATGAGGTGTTAAGCATTTCTCTTTGTGTTTAGAAAACTTGTTGTTGCATTGATAAATGTACCTTGAATACTTGCTGTTGGAGTGCCATTTCTTTTTTCCATAAAATCCGCCGCAATCCTCACATATAAGCTTTGATGAAAATGTATCTGATGAAGAGTACTTCGCGCCTATTTTATTGCGTCGTTCAAGTTCAATTTGGACTTCTTCCCACATATCTTTATCAATAATTGCTGGATGATTGTTTTCTACATAGTACTGAGGGATTTGACCAGTATTTTTAACCATTGTTTGTTCAAGATAATTCTCTGTATAACTCTTTTGCAGTAATGCATCGCCTTTATATTTTTCATTGGTCAGAATAGAGTTGATGTTATTCTTAGTCCAATTGGCAGACTTTCCGCTTGGTGTTTTAATATGATTGGTTTTAAGATAGTTTGCAATGCCGCTTGCTGTCTTTCCTTCAACTAAAAACATGCGATATATCTTTTTAACAATGACTGCCTCATCTTCGTCAATAACCAATTTATCATCCTCTTTTTTATATCCAAGAAAAGAACTGTATGCGAATGATACCTTACCCGCTTGAAATGCGACTCTTTTACCCCATGTGACGTTTTGACTAATTGATCTGGACTCTTCTTGGGCGATTGAAGCCATAATGGTTAGAATAAGTTCACTCTTTGGATCAAGTGTATAGAGGTTCTCTTTTTCAAAAAATACTTCCACACCGTTTTCTTTTAGTTTTCTAACATAGGAAATTGTGTCTAATGTGTTTCTAGCAAACCTTGATATTGACTTTGTGAGGATGAGATCAATCTTTCCACTTAGGGCGTCACTAATCATTTTATTAAATCCAATACGCTTTTTAGTATTTGTTCCTGACAAACCTTCATCTGAATAAACATTGATGTATGTCCAATCCGGCTTATCCTGTATGAACTTCTTATAGTGACTCACTTGAGCTTCATAACTTGTATATTGTTCATCGGTATTCGTTGATACCCTTGCGTATGCTGCAACCTTCCTAATCGATAAATGGTCAAGTGGCATTTGGGTTAAAGGATTTATAGTTGAGGGTATTACTCTTACTCTAGTCATTTTGTGCACCACCTTTATGTTGTTCTATCGCTCTAATTCTTGCTTGCTTTCTCATTTCAGGTGTCCAGCTGTCTTTTCTTGAATGTTCTTTCCAAGTATACTCTTTGCTTGATCCATTCTTCATGTAAAATACAAGTCGGTTTTTTGGCATGACGATAATGGATTTAACTTTTGAATTAAAATATGCCTCATCAAACTCATCTCTATTTAAAACAGTATTAGCGGCTTCTTTAATTATTTTATCAGGCACTTGCTTAGCACCACATGCGTCTTTCCCTTTAGTGACTGCAAATGAACATCGCCATATTTCATTGTGTGCAGTGGTTCTATACGTATATGCTTTGCCACAAATCCCGCACCTCATCATGCCTCTAAATGTTCTATCTACTTGATATGGACTTGTTTTAATTCTTTGAGCCGCCTTTTTTCTAATTTGTTGAACTTTGTTATATACTTCTTTGCTAATGATGGGTGCATGTGCATTCTTGACAATGTATCTATCTAATTCACCCGTATTTAAGATTTTTCTTTTGGATAAATGATTTTCAACATACGTTTTCTGCAGGATCAAATCCCCAGTATAGTTATAGTTTGATAATATTTCCATGATACTCGATCTATTCCATCTCTTTGATTTACTTGGTTTAATTCCTTTTGAATCAAGGATATTTCCAATTGAGTCTGCACCATTGCCATCGATATATAATTGAAATATCATTCTAACAATCTCTGCCTCCTCTGGAACAAGTATCAATTGCTTGTTTTCAAGCTTATATCCTAAACAGGATTTACTACCCCAGATAATTCCTTTTTCAAAATCTCTTTTAATTCGCCACTTCATATTGTCTGATACACTTCTTGATTCCTCTTGAGCAAATGTTGCAAGAAAGGTCAGAATCATTTCACCCTCACCACTGATAGAGTGTATATTTTGTTCCTCAAAGAACACATCAACATTAATTGCTTTAAGCTCTCTTACAGTTTTTAGAAGTGTTACTGTGTTTCTTGCAAACCTTGATATTGATTTTGTAATGACCATGTCAATAAGTCCTGCTCTACAATCTTTTAATAACTGCTGAAACTCTTTTCTCGATTCTTTAGTTCCAGTTAATGCTTCATCTGCATAGACGCCTATAAATGACCATTCGTTATTTTCTTGTATGAACTTCTTATAGTGATTAACTTGAGCAGACAGTGAATGAAGCATCGCATCTTTACCACTTGATACCCTAGCATAAGCTGCAACCCTTTGTTTACTCTCTAATTTGGGTAACGTGCTTACTTTGGTTACAGTTCTTTTCGTCATTATGTACCTCCTCTTCAGACACTCTATATATCACTCTTTTTGAAGGTATAGTCAAGTCATTCAGTCGATAAAGATTACCTTTTTTGATACAATATTTTTCTGCTAAAAAAGACTCAGCCTTTTGGTAGTCTAGTTTATCAATTATGCCAGTATCAAACATTAATTTAATTGGTGCTATGGATAAATAATATTTCTCTAAATTAGTGCGTTCCATGATGTTTTTTCCTCTCGATTCTTTTGATTCCACCATTGATACCTGCATGTGTCTGAACAAAAGCTTTTCTTCTTTTTACCTTTGATTGATTTAATTTTTAAACCGCAGTTTTTACAGTTATCTACCAATGTGTCCTCATCGGCAGTTTTTATGCACATGTATCTTGCTGCACTGACAGTAATTGATAATTCAGTAGCAATCTTTTTATAACCATAGCCTTCATTTCTTAGTTCGTTAACCTTAATTTTTAAATCGTCGTTATTCATAACAACACCTCCTTCACTAGTTAATGGCAAGCAAGATGTCGTTTTGCCGGTATAAAAGCAAAAAAACCTCATGAAAAGGGAATTCCCTAATCACGAGGTATGTTTTTTATTTATTTAATTGCCTTTGAATAATTTTCTCTGCTTCAGATAAAGTTGCTTTACCTTCCATTTTATTACTAAAGGATATATAATCTTCAATCACTGAATCAATTCTACTTTGATTCGTTTCTACAAAATTAACGGCATTTTCAACAGATCCAGTGACATTGCTTATCCATTCACTGAGCCTTAATAATACAGCTTTCTTTTTCTCATCACCTGAAAGATAGGCTTCCCCTTTTTCATGTGATATCTTATTTTTTTCTTCTACAATTAAAATAAATTCCTTAATAGCCTTTTGAACTGATTCATCAAAGACTATCTTGGTTGCTTTTGAAACTAGATCTGCAACATTCTCTGATGTCTTAACTAGATCTGCTTTGACTTCCTTAATCACTTCATTTAAGCTTTTATCTTTTCCCAATTTTGAGTTGACATAAAGTGCTATAACTAAAAGTAATGCAATGAGTAGTACTATCTCAAGTATTGTCATTTTCTTTCTCTCCTATTTTTTTGTATAGTGTTACATGCGAGTCTTCTAACCTGCTTACCCTATGTTCCAAGACATTGATATCCTTTTTCATGATTTTTATATCTTGAGAATGCATCTCAAGTAAGTTAAGCATTTTCACATTCTGCTTACCTATATTTTGAAGGTTATCAATAATCTCATCATTACCATCTTGATTCTTCTTATCCTGCTTATTGAACTGTTTGATAGTTGTAAGAACCACAACTACCATAGTTACAATCCAGTAGATCAGATTTTGCATTTTAAATATATCTAATAAA